TGAGGGCGAGGCCACCGTCCCCAAAAAGAAAACCCGCCCCGCCCCCCGAAGGGAGCGGAGCGGGTTGCGAGGCGCGGGACTACAGGTCGTCTGCGTCAACGACCGTGTTGCGGGCGGCGAAGTTCGCCTCCTGCCACTTGGAGAACGACTCCCCGTGCTGGTCGAGGAGACCCTGAAGGGTGATCTTCTCGCCTTCGGGCGTGGCGTCGAGGCCGACGACCGTGCTGAAGCGGGGCTCCATGATCGGGCGGTACCCGTACATGTTGACCTCGCTGGTGAGTGCGAGGTACGTCTCGCCTGCGCGCGACACGCGCTGCGTGATGACCATGGCGCGAGAGATGACGATCTCGACCAGAGCGTTGGTCGTGCGGTTCACGACGCTCTTGGTCGTGGGCTCCTCGACCTCGACCACGACGCCCGGGAAGCGCTGGCCATTCGCGATGCTGATGGTGACCTTGGTGCCTGACTGGATCTTCACTTGTGTCTCCTTGACACTACCTGTTCAGGGGTGATTCTCACCCTCTGTACCCAAACCCCCAATTCCTCGGCTAGTCAACGACAGACGCGTATCCTGTGAAGTAATCGAATTCGTCGTCAACGTCGTCTGCGCCGTCGTCAAGACCAAGGAAGCCCTTGGGTCCTGCGTAGCCCACATCGACCATGCCACCGGGGAGGTCATCGGTGACCATCGACCATTCGGGCTCGCCCTCTTCGTCATAGGTGACCATCGGGGTGAGAATGGCCGTGCGCGGGTTCTCTGCGTGGAACGCGATGCGCTCCGGATCGGGATCTTCGGCACCAAAGCGGCGGCTGTTGGTGTCCTCGTTGCGCTCGTCCTCGGTCATGTGCGCGAGAACGGGCTTCATGCCGTAGTACTCGCAGAACGCTCGGCGCTCTTCGACCTCGGCCATGGTGGGGAGTGTGCCGAAGCGTGTGATCCACGCTTCCTTGAGTGCGCGGCGCGTGGCGAGGCACACGTCGGCGGTTGCGAACTTCTTGGCACCGATGTACGCGATGCCAGTGGTGCCCTGTTCGGTGGCTTCGAAGCGCGCCGTGTGAATGGGGCCTGAGCCGAAGATGAACTGTTCCCACTCGATCCTGCGCTTCATGAGTGCGAGTGCGGTGGGATCGTACTCGGCACCGTCAGCCTCGGCGATGTCGAGCGGGTCGCTGCCCTCTGCGGCAGAGTTGAGGGACACAGAGCCGATGCCGTTGGCGCGCAGTGTCTCCTGCGTGGTGGCCAGTTGGAGGTGCTGCGTGTTGATCAGGTAGTCCAACTCCGCAGCGCGGTCCACGAAGCGCTCGATGACGTTGAGCGCGCCCTTGGGGGTGACTAGATTGGCGTCCGTCGCTGGGCGACGGGAGAACTTGGTGGTGAATGCCGTGCCCCAGATGGGGTCAGCCTTGCCCTCGTGCTTCCTTGCCAGCACAGTGGTGTGCATCGAGATGGGCAGAGACGGGCCGCGGTGCCCAGTAATGCGTAGTGTCACGTTGTCTCCTGTGGGACGCAACTGATACCAATAACCCCAAGTCCTCGGCTAGTCCACGGGCTCCTCGCTAGGGGCGTCACAGCAGACGCACGTGTGGATGAAGAAGAAGACGCCGTCGAACCAGAACGTGGTGTTGATGCGCGAGGCCCCGCACTTCGTGCAGGGATACCACGAGCGCTCGTGCAGCAGATCGTTGTCGGTGCTGTCGTAGTCGTTCATGCTAGACCTCCTTGGCCAGTTCGTGGATGTGGTAGACGATCAGATCGGCTTCAAGCCGATCCATGCCGTGGCCGACGGCCAGCAGCGTCTGCATGACGGCGAGGTTCTCGTCCCGCCCGTACATGGCGTAGATCTTGTCTGCGGCCTCCCAAGTCGCAATAGCGTGCTTGGTGCTGAGGTTGTCGATGATCGCCTTCACCTTGGGGGCAACGACGTGCGTGAACGTGATCTTGTCCATGCTCGACTCCAACTGGGACGCAGTGGGATGGATTAGCGGTCGGCTAGAATTGCGAGAATGTCGCCATGGCAGCCGTGAGGCTTGCAGAAGCAGACGAGGATCTTGCCGCGTAGTTTAGCGACGTTGCGCGCGTAGTCCTCGTCTGAGGCCATGCGGGCGCAGGCGTAGTCGCTGAAGCGCTGGAGCGTTGAGCCGTGCTCGTGTCCATTGAGGGGAAACGGGTTGCCGAAGTACCCGTTCTGGCCACGACCGGCACGCCCGATGTAGACGTACCGGTCGTTCTGCTCCCAACCCTTGGGAGCCTGCCGGATGTTGATCACATCCGTGCGGTTGAAGAAGAGTTCCATCTACTTCTCACAAACGGGGAACTCGTCGCCTTGATCGAGGCACCCGCCTACCCGCAGGCCACAGCGGTCGCAGGGGGCGAGGCACACGTCATAGCACGAAGTGCAGAAATCGTCTGCCGCGAAGTTGCCGCATCCGCAATCGCAGAAGCAGGCGACCTTGTTGCCGCGCTGGGGCTCGGCCATGACAGTGCAGCCATCGCTGGTCGCGGGAACGTAAGCGAATAGAACGGCCATTGGATTCTCCCTTTGGGACGCAAAGGCTGATGTCGGCTCTGCCGTGCTAGCGGGCAGACGCCATGCGGAACATGGAAGCGACCTTGTTGGCGGCTGCGTTGTGGCAGGCGACCAACTTGCCTTCGGAGACGGCACCGGGCAGCGCGTTGACTGCCGCTGCGTAGGTGTGGTTGTAGACGGCGGTGACGAACTCGGGGTGGCACCGAAGCGCAGCGTAGCAGCCGGGCTGTGCGCAGCGGTCGGTATCGGATGCGATGTAGTTGTGGTTGACGACGTTGATCCGCGCGGTAGCGGTGGCGTTCATCTCTGACCCTTCTCTCTTTAGCGCGTGTGTGGGCGCAAGTACGCCTACTACGCGTATCAACGTCTGCGAAGCATTGACACCAAACGTCGTCGGGGGTGGCGAGCGCGTAGCGAGCCACCCCCTTAGTACACGCATAGTTATGTGGTCAGACTGCACTCACTACGGCTCTGCCGTACGTGCGTAGCACGGTGCAACTTGTTGCACATCCCCCCGGGAGGGGCACGTGTGAACGTGCGTATGGTAATGATGCGATGATGTGATGGGGGTGGTTTATTGATTGGATGTGGTTAGTTGTGGGTACCTGACATTTGCTACAAAACACCCCCGTAACAGGTGCCACGGGCGTTCCGTCCTGACTTTGTGTGACATGCGGCACTAAGTTCATGCCTTTTGACACCCTACAATGGGTGGGCTACCACAATATATCACGGGTGTGCAGCCGTAACGGCGGGCCACCGGGCCGCAGTCGCCTTCGGAATCATGAGTCTTAGGGTGTTCGGTTTGTGAAAGTCGTCCCATAACAACCCTTTTTTTCGCGGGCTCTCCCACACAGGCTTATACCTACTATACTTTCATATAATCTCTCTAGAGAGAGGTAAAATAGCCCAGAATGCCGTCTCCAATGAAGATACTAAGCTCTCAAGAACCGTGTTTCTGGCTACACCTCCCGCATGCTGCCGATGTCTTGGGACGACTTTCCCAAACTGAACACCCTATCTTCTGGTCAATCCACGAGGGAATACCCAGATTTACCCCGTCTGTAGAACTCGACTCTTGAGAGCCTAGTTACATCATTGCCGTATCGGCTTGACAAGACCCATCTGTGGGAGTAAGATCCTCTTGTGGTCAGGGAACGCGCCGAATGGGTGCGCAACGACCCGACAAATGGGAGTCTAGAGACGATGGCGCGACCGCGACGGCCCTTCAGCGGGGTCGAGGACATCCTTCCCCTCTCCGTGAAGTGGATGGAAGACGAGAAGCCGGGGGTTCTGGGGACCCGGCAGCGGCTTCGCTGGGAGGCGAGCGAGCATTGGGTCTATTCCACGCCCAACGGGTGCTACGACCCGATGACGTATCTCTACATCCTCGATACAGTTATGAACATCGACCCGGACATCGAGTTGCGGGCCTCCCGGCTGGTCGAATACCTCAAGACGAGGCCCTATCGGATGACGTGGGACTCCACCACGGTCGGAAAAGTGCTTTCTGACCTCTGCGACACGTTTGAGGACGTTCTGGGGGCCAAAATGGGCCTTCTGGAGCGCGGGAGGGACTGGAAAGGCGCGTTTTACCGCCTCCATCGCAATAATTCGACTGCCGGACTCGCCATTGCGCTTCGGGAAGACCTCTACAAGGCCACGGAGGCTGAAATGGCGGCGCGGGCGGCTGGAAACAAGCCCTTGGCGCTCGCGAGCCCGCTGCTGGAGTGCCCGAGTGCCCGTGGCGAGTGGACGGACCTCTAATGCGGCTGCACGACATCGATATTGCCCCCCGGGCGCTTCCTCGCTGGGCGCTTCCTCGCTGGGATAGTTCCACTCCGATCACGATTTACGATCTGATCCGCGTTGAGCGGGAGATGCTCGCCCAGAATACGTATATCGTCTACCCGGGAACGGCTACGTTCTCCATGTTAGCCAATCTGGACCCGAATCCGCCCCGCTATCGGACGGCTGATGAACTGCGGAGGGATATTCGGCACTATGTCAACGCAGCGTGGCAGCGAGGCATTGATCCGGGGCTGAGGCCGGTGTATCTTCATCCCAGAGACCTCTACACGCTGAGGGCAGATCCGCCTTCCCATCTGCAGGCTTGGGACAACTTGACCTTCTCGCTTGATGGACGGGGTCGCGACAGGATCTACGGGATTGAATTGGAAGCGAGTGTGGATCGGCAGGATGTCTAGATCGAACAAGGATAGGTACGAGAAGCCGGTGAAACCCGTCAAGAAGCACGTGAAACGGGTGTTGTGTGATGGATGCGGGGAATGGTATCCTGAGGACGAGGTCAGCGTTGAGGTAGACGCGGTTACTGCCAAGGTGGTCGGTCGGTTCTGTGGAGATTGTGTCTGATGGGTTTTCGTTTGTTTCGCCAGCGGCGGTCCCCGAGTGGGTTCTACGTCCTCCTCCAGCACGAGGACGGTCCCCCGTCCCGTGTTGGTCCGATGACCCGGTATGCGGCTGAACTGTTCATTGCGCATGAACTGGCTCATCATCCCTTCCATTTCAAGCGCCGGGTCACGTCAGCCCGGATTATCTCGTAGGAGGCGACATGGTCACACCCGCAGCACGGAAGTCGGCTAAGGCCGTTCCTCCGCTGGTCAAGTTCCGTGCTGGCGAACGCGCCTCGACACAGAAGCCCACGGGGCGTTCCAACGCCAAGAAGGTCGTCACTCCCGCCAAGCGGGGTGCCACGGTCGGCGATGCGATGAAGGCTGTCGGCAAGTTTGCTGGTGAGGTCAATTCCAACATCCATGGGGCGCTGAAGAACTCGTCCCCCGGCCTGCAGTCGAAGGGCATTGACAATGTCATGAAACTCCCGGCCAAGAAGAAGACGAGGTAGAGATGGCAACGAGGCGGATTCAAACGAGGGGGGTTTCCATATCGGCTGTTCCCAAGCCCAAGGTGGGGGGTCAGACCGCGAAGGTTGACAAGCGGTACGCGAATTCGAACGCGAATGCCAAGAGTCTTGTCTCTCATGCGAGCAAAGAGGCGCAGGACCGGTATGTCGCCGGGACCAAGGCTGCTTCCGGGTATACCGAGGCGCGGAAGGTTGCGGTGGCGGCTGATGCCGACATGAATGCGCGGATCAAGGCTGCGGGGCTGTCTGTTCCGAAGCCTTCGACCAAGAAGAAGAAGTAGATGGCGCTGAGGGTCGAATACAAGGGTGGAACCACGACTGAACTGAACGACAAGCCTCCGATCTGCTTCACGTGCAAGACTCGGAAGCGCGGGGTGTTCGGGGTGGACGGTAACGGGAATCCACGCTGTGCCGACTGCGCGAAGGCCGCGGGACGCCCGATCCCGGGGAGTGAGGGTTAGTTATCGAAACCTACCATCTTGAGTGTCCTGATAGTTGCTCGTTCGCTCCGGGGACGGTCTGGAGCGAACGGGCTTCTTCCATGCTCGTTGACAAGAAGCCCTATCGGGCGATTGTGGCCACAGCCGCCAGAGAGGGGTTTACGACCAATGTGGCGTCCCTGAGCCGTCACAGCAAGCATATCGTCACGAATACGCCCGAAGAGGAGCCGGAAGGCCCCCGGGCGAGCAATATCGAGATTCTGGAGGCGATCATCGCCAAGGGTTTCCAGAATCGCAGGAATTGGAAGCCCACGATCAGCGACACGATGAAAGCGATGGATATGTGGTTCCGGCTGACGCAGGGCAACCCGTTTGACGAACTTCTCGATACGCTGGCTGCAGCGAGTATGGGGGAGGAAACGGACCCCGCACAGGGAGAAAAGCGGCCCGTAGTCGAGATTGACGAGGAAGAATGACTCCTGAGGCCAGAGCGCTGTGGATGAAGTGTGCGACGGACCCTGTCTTGTTCGCGGACACGTTCCTGCCTAAGAAGCCCCACGCGGGGCAGCGCTTGTGGCTACATTCGTCTGTGATGCCCATCAACACGCTTGTCCCCGGAAACCGCTGGGGGAAGTCTACGATCATCGCCGAGAAGCATATCTGGAAGTGTATCTTCAAGATTGGCGTCGTGGCGAAGACCAGAGAGGCATGGAAGGCTGCAGAGTATGAAACGATCAGCGTGGCGATGTCGGCAGATCAAGCGGCGATTGTCTTCAAAGAGGCAAAGAAGTTACTCAAAGATAGCCCGTTGCGAGTACTCGTCAAGGCGATGCGGTCTACTCCCTTTCCTCACATCATCTTCGCTAATGGTGCGGTGTTCCACTGCCGGTCGGCTCATGACGATGGGAAATACATCGATGGGCATGCGTATCGGTACCTGTCGATTGATGAGGCTGGCTGGATCACGAACCTGAAATCATTGATGACCAACGTCATCGTGATGCGTCTTGCCGGTGGTGGCGAGATCGACTTGATCGGAACTCCCAAGGGGTACAACGATCTCTACTTCTACTACGAGCGCGGGCAGCGTGGCACCCCGGGCTATTACAGCCAGAGGGGCAGTATCTATGACAACCCGTTCCTTCCGCGCGAAGACATCGAGATGCGCGACCGTCTCCTCGCGTCTGCCGACCCCAAGATCAGGAAACAGGTGCTGGAGGGTGAATTCGTTGACTTTAGCGGTCTCGCCTTCACCCGAGACCAGCGCGACAACGCGTTCGACCCCGCCATGGAGCAGCACGAGCCCTACATCGAGGGGCACAAGTACTACGTCGCCTTCGACCTTGGGCGGCAAACTGACTTCACGGTAGGGATCGTCCTCGACGCGACCACCCGTCCGTGGCGGGCTGTGTCCTATACCCGCCTGAACAAGGTCGCGTGGGAGGAGATCTACGCTACGATTGACCGGGTGACGAAGGAGTACCACTGCCGGTTCGCCCGGATCGACGCGACTGGCCCTGCGGGCGACGTGATCGAGGAGGAGATGACCAAGCGAGGGATCAAGGTCGATCCCTTCAAGACGAGTACGCGGGCGTCCAAACTGGACATCATCAATGGACTGCAGTCTGCGCTCGATGAGGGGCGTCAGGTCGTGGGGATGGCTGATCTGGTTGATGACAATGGGGTCACTCAGCACCATCCGATCCTTGAGGAGCCCGGGGAGGGCGACTGGGGGATGATCCGGCTGCCCTGCATCTCGCAGTTGATGGATGAGATGGGAGTCTATAGCATTGATGATAAGAACATCCCTTTCACTGATAGCGTGATGGCCCTCGCCTTGGTGGTCGATCTCGCCCGCGAGATGGAGGGGATCGGCACCCCCGTGATTGGCGGGATGTACTGGAACGAAGAGCAGGAGACAGCGAGCGCAAAGCGTGCTAGTCTGGAACAGGTAGAGATGGTCACCATACCGGTCGGTATGAGTGGCATGATTCTTGGAGGGCGATAATGGCCGAAATGGACAGGAAAGAGGTTCTCGACCTCTATCGCCGATTGAGGACTGACGCACAGGCTAGAAACGGGCAATACGAGGCAGCGAGGTCTCGGTACAATGGTAAGCACTGGGATGCGGCGACTAACCCGGAGCCTGCCAATCGGTACTCACTGACGTTGAACTATCTGAAGCCGTTCGTTGACAAGTCCGTCCAGTCGCTGGTGGGCCGTGTGCCGGGGATTCAGGTGCTGGCCTCTGGAACTGACGAGGTTGCCCGCAGGCACGCAGAGCAACTGGAGGGTGTCCTGTATGGCACGTGGCTCGCGAACGACGTGGCCAAGGTGTTATTCCAGACCGCTTGGAACAGTTTCGTCCTTCGCCGTGGCATCATTTACGTCTGGTGGGACCCGAAGGTCCTGCTGGTCAAGTTCAAGAGCATCACGCCAGATCACTTTTATCCCGAGTACGACGGCGAGACGATGTGGCGCTGCGTCTATGTTTCCCGCAGGAGTACGGAACGGCTGCGAGCGGAGTTCCCCGATGTTGAGGAACTGATCAAGGCTGACAGTGAGATGGATTATGCCCCCACGAGCATCGATGACCCGTTCAAGGCGCAGGCCGATGGGCAGACGACCATTGTGGACGTGTTCGACATCGATGGGCATCACACGCGGATCATGGGCGACTGGGTGACTTCTAACCTGATCAAGTACCCGTTCAAGGCCCTGCCGTTCATTGACTTCCCCTGCTTCCCGCAGTCGGGGTTGGCCGAACCCCTGAACATGATCGATCAACTTGTCGAGTTGAACCAGTACCTAGACCAGTTGGTGAGCCAGAAGGCGGATATCATCGCTCGCTATGCGAACCCCACGATCCTTGACTTTGCCTCAGGCCAGAGCCCGGAGGAAATCCGCCGCGCTGTGGCTGCGCAGGGAGCGGTTATCCCTGTTAGGAGGGACGGAAATATTGCCCTGCTCAACTGGCAGGGCACCGTTCCTGCCATTGACGAGCAGATTACGTTGACGATGGACACCATGTTCGACCTCGCTGGGAAGCCGCGGGCCTCCTTCGGGCAGACGATCACCAATCAGAGCGGCATCCAGACCAACCTGAGCCTGAACCCAACCCTTCAAAGCAATGAGGCGCATGAAGCCCTGTGGAGCGCGGGCCTGTCCAAGTTGAACGAGATGATCCTGATGCTCTGGGAAGAGTACATGAAGGGCGATACCATCAAGTTCAATGGGCGGTACGGCATGCCGAACGGTGCCCAGAAGTTGTACGACGTGGCGATCACCGGCAAGGAGATCGCGGGCTGGTACAAGAACCGGATCAAGTGGCCGAGTGCGATCAGGACCGATGACCCGGTGTACGTGCAGAACCTCCTCCAGCAGTTGCAGGCATCGCCGTTCCCGGCGATCAGCCTGTATACCTACCTTGAGGCAATGGGCGTCGAGGATGTCGAGGCCGAGATCGACCGTATCGGGCTCCAGTTGGAGGACCCGCGGTTCCATCCCGACCGGATGACTGCCGCGACGGACGCGCTTGCGGCACTCGGTGGCCAGTCGCTTCCGGGTATGGGGATGGAGGAGCCGGGGGCGACGCCGGGTGGTGACGCTGCCTTCATGGATTCAATGGCTGCGTCGGGTGTTCCCGGGCAGACAGGGCTCGCGCAGCAACTGGGCGGTTAGTCTATGGCAACCACCAAGGTCATCGAGGGTGGAAAGACTCCCGTAAAGACCCCTGCCCAGAAAGCGGCTGAAGCGGCGTCAATCAAGAAGGCCAAGGAGAAGGCTGTTGCGGCGGCTGCGGCCAAGAAAGTCGCGGCGGCGAAGGCTGCGGCGGCGAAGCAGGCCGAACTGAAGAAGACGATTGCCGCGAAGCAGAAGGCTGCGGATGCGCAGCGTGCTGCTGAGGCCAAGGCGAAGAAGGCGGGGAAGCCAATTCCGAAGGCTGTCCCTGCGAGGGGACCGACTCCTCAGCAGATTGATGCGCAGGATGCCGAGGGCGCGAGGGCGGGCGGGAAACTTTCCACGAACGCGGTCTGGGCTGCGCTCCAGAAGAAGAATGCGGAGCAGTTGGCTGCTGCCCAGCGAGCGCTCAGTGGGAGGAACAACAACAAGGCTGCAGCCGCTGAGGCCGTGAAGCGCGCTCAGGAGCAGACCAAGGAACTGACAATCCGCGCGGCTGTCGATGAGGCTTGGAGCCACCCTTCCCAGATTACGAGCGGCAAAGCCATCGAGGATGCATACAAGTATGTCCGCGACACGGTCAAGGCTGGTGGGAAACTTGACCCCAAGTTTGTCGAGAAGATCGATGAGACCTACCAGATGCACGTGG